TGTTGGAACGTCATATTCAGAATCGCAAGGATATCTAGAAATAAGTTCTTCTTCTTTTTCTATGAAAGAATTAAGTTCTTCATAAATTTTTTCAAGCTTCATAATAACTCCATGCAAACTTCTATACCTTTTTTGCATAAATCTATTTGTTTCTCGGTTAAACGAGGTTCAATAGATGCTGCAATTTTTTGACACTCTAAAGATTTTTCATCATTTGGTGCGGTAATTGCAAGAACTAATGCTTGGAGATATGCTTGCTCATCATTTGTAATTTTCATTTTAATTAACCTCTAATTACGGGAATAAGGTCATCTAAACATTTTGAATTTGCAATCCATAATGCACCTCCATCATTTCCTTCGTCATCTTGTTGAGGAATTAATGCTTGTCCATCTTCCAATTCAATTACGATTGGTGCGGAATACCAACCGCTTGCATCTGTTTCTTCTTTAGTAAGGTAACGAACACTAACGATTCTTTTACCAATTAGATTTTTAAATCTTTGTGACCAATCCTTTTTATCCTTATATAGTGGATCGTTTTCGAGATTGACTGTTTGTCTTTTTGATGTTGTCATAGCGTTTTGTGAGAAAAAAATAATAATTTTATGAGACAGATTTTTCAAAACTTGTGTATTCTTCATCATCCCATTCAGGATCAGTTGAAGCAGAAAAATCAGGAATGAGCTTTGATAGCTCTCGTATCTCTTTGCTTAATCTAGCTAATGCACTAGGGTCATTATCTGTTTCAGCTTTGAGCATACTTTGAAAAAGAAGATTCATTGCCGAAGCAATCATTTTCTTATGGTCATTGTTTGAAGGTTTAACCCTTTTATCTTTGGAACGATCAACCATTGCTTTAACGGTATCTCGGTGTGCTTGTTGTCTTGATACATTAAATGTACTTTGAGCATAAGCACGAACACCTTTTGGTGTTATTCCTAAATCTAAGAGACGTTTCAACCTTTCAAGATCATCTGACCTTATACTATTGGAACGTCTTGAATTTACCATAGGCACTAGACATTTACTACATTAATATACTAGCATATTTATAGTTAATGCAACATTCAATTATGGGTAGAATTAAAGATTTATTATTGAGAAATCAAAATGAACAAGATCAACCAAATCCAAATCAAATTGATCTTTCATTCAGCGATCAATGGTTTTTATTAGCTACTATTGTTTCTTTCATAAAACATTCACAATATTCTATAAAAAGAAAACAAAGATTAATTAAATTATTAGATATTTTCAAGCAAGCTTCAAATGAAGGAAAATCAATAAAATTTTCTAAAATTATTGCTAATACTAAGAAATAACTGCTATAATATAAGAGTAGTTTACTTTTATCGCTATGCCTATTTGGGAAATCACAGATCTTAACGGCAACTCTCATTCCGTTGATCTTTCTAAAACTTCCATCAATTCTATTGATGATGTAAAAGCTGAGTTCAAAAAATTTGATGAAAAGAAAAAGAAAAATTCTTCTCGTCCTTCTTTAAAACAAACTCAAGCAATGCAAGCAAGAAATAGAGGAGGTTACTAAAATGTCAGCTTATCTATGTTCGGACGATACTCTCAACGCATTGTCTACTTATTGGTTTATTAAAAGTGGTAAATCTTGGGACGATCCCTCAAAAGCTCAAGCTTATAAAAGAGCTATGAGAATTTGTTATAAAGAATCCTATTACAAAACTAGAACTGATTGTAAAGATCCTTTGAGACTTCATGCTGATTTTGAAAAGTATATTAATGAACTTTTTGAAAGATCTTTGAAAAATTCTCATAATGATTTATATGAATTAGTTTTTAATACTTTGTTAACAGAAAACAAAAACTCACTAAATGCTAGGTATTCTAATCCAACCGATATGTTTAGAGATTCTTACATTTACAGACTTTCTAACTCTGTTGTTTATTGGATCGACAAAAAAGAAAGCGGTTATTTAGTTGGGATAGTCAATAATTATGATTATCAATCTTGTGAACATATCAACCATGAAAGGTCTTTGGGTTATGCAATCCTTAATCAAATTAAAGATTATCTTTTAGAAGATATGAAATTAGGCGAAATTTGGGATTTTAACGAACAAAGATTTATAGCACAAATGGAGAAAGTTACTTAATTTCTTTTCACATAACAAGACTTACGAGGTATTATTAAGTTAATACCTCTTTTTTATTGGAAATGGTTTCAAAAAATAGTATGGAGTCTATTAAAAATATCTATGGAAAACGTAATCCAAAAAGTCATATTGAACAACGGTGTCAAAGACTCTACACAAAACAATTAGACGGTCTTTCCACTAGACAATTAGTTTTACAACACGCACAAAGAGAAAGTATCTCCGAAAAAACAGCTTGGGCAGATTGGAAAACCGTAACCGCATGGAACTCAACGGATTTAGAACGAGATCGTGTAGACATACTTTCTCGTTTGCATAGTATGAGACAAAGATTGTTCAATGCAGCATTAAAAAAGGGACAATTACAGACAGCACATATGATTTTAGATTCTTTGGGACGTGCAAACGGTGAGACTCAAGAAGCGGTAAATGTAAATATGCCTCCGAGTTTAAATATTCAGATCGAAAGCAAGGAATAACCATTCAATTTTTCATTCAGTTTTTACATTCAGTTGACAAAGCCAGCTGAAAATCGCATTCAATTTTTTACATTCAGTTTATATGACTTGATTTTTGCATTCAGTTTTGCTGCCCAGCTGAAAAATTCATTCAGTTTATAAGCTTACCTGGAGTTTACCTGGTCTTGTCCTGGTTATACCCTGGTAAAAAAAAGGGAGGGACTAAGCCCTCCACTCCTGGTAAGGTGAACTGATCACCGCACCCTGGCTTTCGCCCTGGTCTGTCCAAGTCTGGTAGTATCCAACCGTGTTCCCGTTAAGATCTCTCAAAGGTAGCTGGCTTTCCTGAAATTTGTCCTGGTATTCCAAGCGATCAGCCAGGAGGCGTAATATCCTGGCGACCTCGGTTCCTTCCTGGCAACTAAATGCCTGGTTATCGGTTTTAATTTTAAGTTTTAACATAGCAATAAGAGTGAAAGAGGAGGGGAGCTAGGCTCCCAGCTCCTTGATTTTTTCGTTTAGCTCTTTGATGTTGAGGTTATCATCAAAAAGGCTTACATTGTCTCCCGTGAGTGGCTCGGCTCGCAAGTTTTGTTTCTTGCGATATTCTGAGAAGTTTTTGGAACTTCTAGCCAATTCGTACGAGATCTCGTCATTGTCCATCCATAAGGCGACATTCCAAGTCTCGTAGTTAGCCCAACCGTTGTAAGTCATGGCTTGGTCATCTCCCAATTAATTGTTGAGTAGTTGGTCATAGCGTCCCTTTGATGGGCTCCCCATGTACCAACTAATAACAAGATAACTGACATAAATGTCAGATAACCGATAGTAAATTTCATAGCAATTAAGAATAAAGTTCGATTAGTAAAAGTTCGTAAGCTTTGAGTCTAAGGTTAGGAGCTAGAGGAGACTCTATAAAGAGTTCCTCCTCTATCTCGTCTAGCCTTGTCTCCTGATAGGAATCAAGGAAGGCCATTGTTAGTGGCCTATTGAGTCTTCGTAAGCTTCAGCTTCGAGGTGGTCTTTGTGGTCTTGAGCTTCCATTTGGAGAATCTCGTCTAGAGTCTCCATAGCGTCAGCATCATTTACGTTAACCCCTCTCGAAAGAGCTTCGTCTTGTACAAAGTGATCCCACTCTGACAAAGTTGTGTACTCGTCAGAGTGCATATCACCGAGAGTTGAAGAGGTCATGTTGTAACCTCTTCGTGCTTTTTAAGTAGCTCGATTAAAACCTTTGAGGTGTCCTCGAGTTGCTTCTTGTCGTCTTTGCCGTACCATTTAAGGAAGTCACGAATTTCTTCGTGAATTAGCTTCTCTCCTGATGAGCTTGGAAAGTCAACATCAAGTGAGTCACCGTCAGCAAAGCGAAAGCTGATTGAGTAGCGTGTAAAACTGATAGACTCTACACCTGAAAAAGTGTAGCGTGCTTTTGGTTTTGCCATAGCAGAAAAATTAATTAAGTTTTCAAGATTCGTAGTTCCTTTCGTCCCTACTCTTATATTATAACAGATATCTCATATAATATACGTGTATATCCTCTATTTGTAACAAAACTTTACATAGGGGGAGGGTAGCAAAATTTTTTTTATTTTACCCTGGGGCTAGGAACCTGCTGATACAACACGAAATAAGTTGCTGCTATGATAAAAGGGGTTATTATTTTTATATGGCAGTAGCAGAACCGTTAACATTAAGGTGGGCACAAGGACAGGTATTTAATGCTGAAGAAAGGTTTAGGGTGTTGGTAGCTGGAAGAAGGTTTGGAAAAAGCTATTTAAGCTGTGTTGAGTTGTTGAAGGGAGCTATTGCAAAGCCTGGAGAAACATATTTTTATTGTGCTCCTACCTATCGAATGGCAAAGGACATTGCATGGAAAACTCTTAAGAAGTTAGTACCGAAACAGTGGGTTAAAAGTAAGAATGAGACAGATCTGAAGTTGGAATTAGTGAATGAATCAACTATTGAGTTAAAGGGAACAGAGAATGCGATGGCATTAAGAGGTCGTAGTTTAAGTGGAGTTGTATTAGACGAAGCTGCATTTATGGACAGAGCGGTATGGTCTGAAGTAATCCGACCTGCGTTAGCAGATAAACAAGGATGGGCACTATTCATTTCAACACCTGATGGTACGGCAAGTTGGTTTTATGATTTATGGTGTTATGTCCCTGAAGATGAGAGTGGGGATTGGAAGCGATGGAGTTTTACTACGATTGAGGGGGGTAATGTTCCAAGTACTGAAGTTGAAGCAGCTAGGGGGCAGTTAGATAATCGTACATTTAGGCAAGAATTTGAGGCGAGCTTTGAAAATCTGACTGGATTAGTGGCAGTTAGCTTTGATGACGAGAATATATCGGATGAAGCAGCAGATTTACATATGTTGCCACTATATATGGGGGTAGATTTCAACGTTGACCCGCTTTGTGGCATATGTGCGGTAAAAAGTAACGAGAATCTGTATGTTTTTGACGAAATCATCTTACGAGGGGGTGCAACTACATGGGATTTTGCTGAAGAAGTTGTAAATAGGTATGGGGTGGACAGACGAGTGATAACGTGTCCCGACCCTACAGGTGGTGCTCGCAAAACAAGTGGTGTTGGCCTCACGGATCACACAATTTTGAGAAGGAGTGGTTTTAATGTGTCCAGCCCGAAAGCTCCCTGGAAGATTCGGGATAAAATTACTGCGGTAAATACAGCTTTATATGATGCAGCTGGAAATCGTAGAACATTTATCCATCCTCGATGTAAAGAGTTAATAAAATCCCTTCGTACGCTAACTTACGCACCAAATACAGGAATGCCTAATAAAAACCTTGGAGTTGACCACGCATTTGACGCTTTCGGTTATCTTTGTTTGCAGCAATTCAATCTCGCAAAACCAGAGACACTAGGCCAAACTTCGTTTAGAATATACTAAGAGACACTTTTTATTATGCCTGGACATTACGGTTCTATGAAACCAAAGGGTAAAAAGAAGAAAAAGAAGGGAACTAAAAAGAAGAGGTGTAGTTGTGACTAAGAAAAAAGGGCTATATGCCAATATCAACGCAAAAAAGAAGCGTATTAAAGCTGGTAGTGGCGAAAAGATGAGAAAAGTAGGTAGTAAAGGAGCCCCAACCTCTGCTGCTTTTAAACAGGCTGCAAAAACAGCTAAAAAACCTACTAAAAAGAAAAAATGACAGAAATCACTGACGAAATGCTCGATGCTATCGAAGCAGTCAAAGGCAAACGTAATCCTGCCCTGTGGGATAACAGATGTGAACAATATATGAGAAATAACCCAAAGGGTACTGTAAAAAAGTCAACTAAGAGTTAAACTATCTATAAATACTCTTTTTTCATTGGATCATGGCATTTTTTCGTGGAGAAGAAGGTTCTGTAAATTTTAAAAATGGAACTGGAACTACTGAAGCAATCGTATCAACTACAAGTTGGTCACTCGACATAACAAAAGATACACTTGATGTAACTGCTCATGGTGCAACTTCAAGAGCTAATGTAGGTGGTCTTATTTCTGGATCGGGATCAATAGATTTTCTATATACAGCAGCTAGTGGTAATGAGACTGCAAACTTATTAGCAGATATTTTAACAACAGAAGATGCTGGTGATGCACAATTTGAATTATTTTTAGACACATCTGGAACAAAAAAAGTTAGTTTTACTGGTGTTGTTACAGGAACAAGTTTATCTGCTGCAACAGGCGATCTTGAAACTGTCAGTGTAAGTTTTACAACTAATGGTGCTATCACTAACGCTGCATAATGCCTGTAAAAAAGAAAAAAGTAAAATTAAGAAAAGAGCACAAGAGTAAAACTGGTGGTCTTTCTGAAAGAGGTAGAAAAAAAATAAATAGAGAAACAGGTAGTAAATTAAAAAGACCTGTAACTAAAAAAACTGGATTAACTAAAACTGAAAAAGCAAGAAAAAATTCATTCTGTGCAAGAATGGGTGGAATGGAAGGGCCAATGAAAAAACCAGACGGTACAGCGACAAGAAAAGCGTTAGCATTAAGGAAATGGAGATGCGGTAAATGACTTACGCAATCCCAGGCCCAATACGAACCAACATTATCTCATCTACTTCAGTAGGAGGAGTTGATAGTCCTTTTACTAGAACTAGAGCAGTTTTAGACATGATGAAGGGTTGGGAAATAATGAAAGCTGTTAGTGAAGGTACTGATTACTTAAGAACAAATAGCGAAGCATTTTTACCTTTAGAACCAAGAGAAGATTATGAGGCTTACCTTGCAAGGGTCAATCGTGCGGTATTCAGTCCTTTTACTCAAAGATTGATTAGAGCAGCAGCAGGTCTTGTTTTAAGAAAACCAATAACATTAACAGGAGATCCATATTGGACAGAAATGTTCAAAGCAGATGTTGATGGTTGCAAATCAGATTTAGATGAATATGCAAGAAGAATATTAATGTGTTCTCTTACCTATGGTCAAAGTCATATTCTTGTAGATTATCCAGCTCCATCAGGTGCTTTAACACTTGCAGAAGAACGTCAACAGAATCGCAGACCTTATTGGATCGAAGTAGATCCATTAAATCTTTATGGTTGGAGATTAGATAGAGAATCTAACTACGGAAATTTAGTACAGGTAAGAATAGCAGAAAAAGCTGTATTACCTAGTGGGCAGTTTGGAGAAAAAGTATTTGACCAGATTAGAGTAATCGAACCAGGGAGCTATAGAGTTTTTCGGAAGAAAGAACAAATAGAAGAAATGTATGACGTTGCCGATGGCAGTACAGTAGGAGATTTTGAAGTAGGTTCAGCAGATAAAGATTATAGACAGGTAGAATCTGGTAGTTTTTCTCTTGGAGAAATACCTTTAGTCACCATTTATTCTGGGAAAACAGATAATTTAGTAAGTAAACCACCTTTATTAGATATTGCATATTTAAATCTTGCACATTTCCAAAGACAAGCTGATTTAATACATAGTTTGCACGTTGCATCTCAACCGATGCTAGTTATGGAAGGATATGATGATCAAACTAAAGATTTAGCTATATCTGTTAACTATGCAATGGCTACCCAACCTGGTAACAAAGTGTATTATGTCGAACCAGCTTCTAGTGCATTTGAAGCACAATCATCAGAAATAAAAGAATTGCAAATGCAAATGGCTACTCTTGGTATTAGTACTTTGAGTCAGCAGAAGTTTGTAGCTGAATCTGCCGATGCTCGAAGATTAGATCGTGTTGATACAAACTCTATGCTTGCAATGGTTTCTATGGAATTAGAACAAAAATTACAAAAAGCATTTAATTTATCTGCTGAGTATGTAGGAATAGAGCCACCAGAAGTAAAGATTAGTAGAGATTTTGATATTGAAAGGTTAATTGGACAAGATATTACAGCATTAACATCATTATTTGATCAACAAGTGATTGATAGAGATGAATTTAGAGATATTTTAGTACAAGGTGAAGTTTTACCTACAGCAAATGAGGCCAAGTCTGAATAATCTGCTAAGATAATATACAAGTACACCTTTATTATGTCTAAATCTCTAGATCGGGTGCTTCAACCTGATGGTTCTTATAAATGGGAAGAAATAGAACTCATACATTCAACTGCTGTAGTTGAACCTGAAGCTTGTCCTGCTCCCGAACCTGTAGTCGAAGCTGAAGTTGTAGATCACATGGATTTTACAACGATGACGAAAGCACAACTTGAAGAATATGGTCGAACCATTGGTATTGAATTAGACAAACGACATACCAAAGTAGATCTAATTTCTAAACTAGAAACCTTTATTGAATCCAAATAACTATGGCTATTGAAGAAAAAGTAATTCAGAATGAGTCCGTGACTAACTCTGAACAGCCCGTGGCTGAAACTAATTCACAACCAAAACAACCTGAAACTACACCCGATACTGTAAAACTACAGTATGAGGAACAAATAAAAGCTTTAAAAAAAGAATTAGCTGCTAAAGAAGAAGATCGTCTAGGAGTAAAACGTAAATTAAATGAAGTTTACAAAGAAAAAGATGAGCAAAGGAAACAAGAACTAGAAGATCAAGGACAATGGAAAACTCTTTGGGAAGAAGCTAATAAAACAGCACAAGAGAAAGAACAGAAAATAATGACTTTATCTCAACAATTAGAAGAAATGAAAACTTCTAATGAAGTAGCTTCTACAAAAACAACAGCACTTTCAGCTATTAGTAACCTTGGAGCGATAAATGCAGAACAAACTCTGTCATTGTTACAAGGAAAGTTACAAAAGAACGCTAACGGAGATGTTGTTGTTCTTAATGGTGGAGTTGAACAAGATTTAGGTGCTTATCTCACAAGTCTCAAAAACCCTGGCAGTGGTTGGGAACATCATTTTAAACCAAGTTCAGCAGCAGGAATGGGAGCAAAACCAAGCCCTGTAGCAAACGCTGGAACAGGACAACCAAATCCTTGGAAAACGGGCAACCTGACTCAACAAATGCTATTATCAGAACAAGACCCACAGCTTGCTGCCGTGCTCAAGCAAGAGGCTCAAACTAAATAGTTAATTTCCGTGAAATTAGCATCCCATGTCCGTGACTAGGGTACATCCGTAAACATTACAAATTTATTCTAAATGGCTGCTCCGTTTCAGAATTATTCTGGCGGTGTCCTACTTGCGGACATCGTTAAGAGAAATAATCTCAGCACATACGTTTCCGAAGCAATTAAAGAACGTAG